TTCATTTTCATTTCCTTTAAAAAAAACCTCGCCATCATTTGCGAGTCAAAGTTCTAAACACATCCAACAAGCCTTTAACTTGTTGATACTCTCTACCTAAATTGCCAGTATCAGTAGCTGCTTGCACATCAAAACTTCTTAATTGTTTTTCCAAACGATTAATTTCAGTTTGTACATATACATTTGCAGTAACAGCATGAAAATTGTCAATTTGAGTATTCATTAAATCAATACGTTTACGTATTTCATTTCCGATATCAGTTAAATTCAAATTTTGTTTATACAAATTTTGATATTCTTGTTTCAAATTGTCAATAACAGCTTTCGCTTTTTCATTCTCTGTCTTTAAGTTATTAATCTGCTGATTTGTAAGCTCAGTTTGTGAGCCTGTCAAATATTCAGTCTGGGCACCCGTCTGCTTAGTAGTAGCTTGAGTAGAACGAATAGTAGAAGGAATCTGCGCAGAAGTAGCAGCTTGCGCTGCCCCAGAAATAGGACTCTGATATGTAGCCATAGCACCAGAAGGAGTACTAGCGCCTCCTCCTTTCATATAAGCCAACATAGGATTCAAACCAGCAGCTTGCATGTCTGCAACTTGCCGTTGATAAGCAGTATTGCTCATTTGCTCTTGAAAATTCATCTGATTTTGAGCTTGTTGAGCATTTTGCGCGTTAGTCTCTTGTTGGCCTAGAAAACCTAGGCCTCCAACAGCTAACGTCGCTAAAGCAGCATCGTCAAATCCAAACATATTAGAAGTGATCAATTAAGCCTGGTACAGAGTACATAGGCATTGGACGAGCAGCAGTGATATCAAAAAACGCATCCAACAAAAGTTGTTGACCATTAGCAGCTGTACCAACTGCTAAATTGCGACTTAAAGGAGGCGTATCTTGAATAAACGTAGAATTTAATGTAGGCAAAGAAGTGAATTTTTGCGAATAATGCCATGGGTCAATAGTACCCGCGCTAGTAGATTTAAATAAACCAGTAATTTGCGAGGGGTTATAACGGTATTCTGCCCAACGCTCTTGATAACCAAAAACCGAGTTGTCTTGAGTGGTATTACCAGTAACATAAATTTCCTTATTCAAAATAGCTTGTTCACCGAGAGTAGCAAAAGCAGGAAAATAAAAATCATAACGAGTGGCACGAGACCATAACTTTCGCAAACCTTGCTGATAAGTAAGATCGGCGCGGACAGATACCAAACCAATAACATGACCATGCTCCACAAATGACTGAGTAAAACCATGGCCTTGAGCCATGTAAGTTCCAAATGCAGCCAAATTACCTTGAGGAGTAGATGTACCAGACGCACCTGTACCTCCAGTTTGTGCAATTGGAGAAATATTAATTAAAGTAGAGCCACCTCCCAGATATTCGGGACGTTGGAGCCTAGCATCAGGGCTACGAACACCAAAATGTGCAGTAATAATTTCGGTATACCGTGTACCGCCCCGAGCATCTCGCTCCAAAAGTTTCTGAATCTGAAAACTTTGACGTAATTGATTTATCGTAGCAGCTGTTGCTTGCGATAAATCAGCATAAAGACCAGCACGATAAGAAAGAAAATCAACAGAAGAAGAACCACCAACAGCACCAAGGGTACCACCGGCAACCTTATACAAATCACCAGCATAAGCACCAGTAGTATTACTAAATGCTAAATTACCATTTGGCATAATAGGTGCAGAAGTACCCAAAGGTAAAGTAACAGCATTACCGCCTTTTTGAGGCCAAGGCAATGCAGAAGTAAAATAATCATGTCGTTTACCACGACGCTGCAAAGTGTAATTACTAGCAGCAGAATAATCAGGAGAATCAGTTTTATCAACTAATACAGAATTCTGTAAATTCTGATCTCTAAACCACTGATTATAAATAAGGTTATAAGCTCTTACAGGGAGCGCAGAATGTGAAACCGTATTACCAGACCCAACTTGTCCGACAGTAGGCAAGCCAAAATAGTCTTGCAACGATCCAACTGCATAACCTCCAGTTGGGGAAACTTGTTGAGGGATAGAGTAGGAAATAGAATCGGCAGGGTTATCTTGTTCCCCCATAAACTTAACCCAATTGTTCCAAACCAAACGATTAGGAACAAAGAAAAAGAACGAGTCCAAATGGAGATTATCCATAACTGGGAATAGCGGGGTAGCCAAACGCCCGAACATAGTGACTCGACAATTAAACGTATCACCGGGCAATACCTCCTCACACATAATAGGAACTAAATAACCACTATCAAAAGTGGTCTTTAAAGTTTTCTGCATCGAAAACTTAGAACGCGGAATATCCGCTTTAGGGACCATAGCGAAACTATGAGCACTAGCTGACTGATTGTGAAACATTTAAAACTCCTAAAAACAAAAAAGCACCCCCGAAGGGGTGCAAGGGTCAAACAGAATCGTTTGTACGAATTACGTCCTTACCACGGACGAGAACAGTAGGTGAACCCTCTCTAATAAAAGCACCATTTGAATCATCAAATTGTCCCAGGAGGTACAAATCAAAATCATCAGGATGCTTATTAAGGGGATTATCAGCAGCAGACCGATTAACTTCATCGGTAAAATCACGAACCGCAACATTGCGGTGTGGTACAAAAAAAGGGCGATTGAAAACTTCAGCCGCACGATCTTTAACAGAAACTATAAATTGCAACATTTTTGACCTTTATAAAATACGTTTTGATTGATTTACACGTGAATCGCTAACATTCTTTCTAGCGATCTTACGAATTGGCTGATTTTCATACATTCTCATTTCGGATTCCATATCAGACCTAACAGATTGCCGAAATTGCATGTCCAAACTTAAATCATGACCCATCTCCTTTAACAAGTTTTTGTAATACCTAGGGACTGGTGCCCTAGAACCCTGACTCGTGATAACACTTCCAGTCGGAAAAACATCCGACATAAAGTAATCACGAAACCAACCTTTACTAATACCTTTAGACATAATCATAAACTCAGGATTAGGAAAGATTAACTCTCCAGTCTCTTTGTCTTGATGGAGTGGAAATGGCATTAGCTTGTCCGAAGCCTTAATTTTCTTGAGTATATACCTTGCGATATAAGCTGCGCTCTCAAAATTTAACTCTCCTATTAGGTGATTCCCTATAGGGAAACCGTTGGCGTCTGCCCAATGTTTAGCAACACTAGGAGATATGAAAGTCCTGTCGCCATTAGCACTACGACCAAAAAGCACACGATCAGAATTAAAGTCCATTCCAAACAACGCAATATGAAAGTGAGGACGTCGGGTTTTTTCTCCATACTCGCCAGAAGCTACGTACTTGAATTTCAAACCAGCTTTACGCATACGCTTGAAAAACCTTTGTAGATCGTCCTTCCATAATTGTCCATGTTCAGGTAGATGATCATCATCATACGTGAGGTTTAGCATACAGGACTCTTCGTGCATCATCTGTTCGTGGGTGATTCTTATCGCCCACTCCCGAGAATATGCCAGTCTGCACTCGATACATTGACCGCATTTCAGCGGGCCATGTGTCGGATGAGACCAAAGAGAAGTACACACAATACCTTAGAAACGAATACCACCACGCATGGGGGCAGTAACGATGTTAGCAATCTGGGTTCTTCCCATGTGATGCTTAAAAGTCTTGGCAGAACTGTGTTTATTTACAGGTGAACGAGAAAGTGGCTTCATTGTTTACTCCTAAGGAAATTGGTGTCAATGGGCACAGTTACATCAAGTAACGAACTGTGCCCTACTATATCAGCTTTCCGACTTGGACGTCGGTTCCGCAGCTGAAACTTGCGTTTCAGCAACGGCTGATGGAATAGCCAAACCCAAGCGAATCGCCTCATCAGTATTTTCTGGGTTAGCAAAAAACTCGAGGAACTCTTGGGGGCTATTGTTAAAGCGAGCACGCACTTTGGCGTCCATACGCATAAAATTTTCGTCCGCTTGGCGGACAGCGTTCATTGCGCTTTGAAAGTCAAAAACGCCTTCATAATCAACATATTGAGGCATATTAACAGGCGTAGGCATAACGCCTGACTTCATAAAACGATCAACAATCGTATTAATATCAGCCTCATCTTTAAACTGCTGTTGAGTCAAAGAGTCATCTTCACATTTAAGACCGGACTCCTCACTAGCAAGATCACGGTCATAATTAAACGGAGTACGTAAAAACGGCATTTCAATTTTCTTCATTTTCATTTCCTTTAAAAAAAACCTCGCCATCATTTGCGAGTCAAAGTTCTAAACACATCCAACAAGCCTTTAACTTGTTGATACTCTCTACCTAAATTGCCAGTATCAGTAGCTGCTT